TTGATTGAATATCAAGCTAAAACAATAGAGAAACATACAAAACAATTAGAAGAAAATGTTCATACAAAAGTATTAATATCTCAATTAGAAAAAAAAGTAGATAAATTAGAAAAAGAATTAGATACCGCAAGAGGTAAATAATGATTGAAGCAGTATTTGCATTATTAATGTATATGAATGGTAAGTTAGAAGGATATTCTCCTAAAGCTAACATTGCAGATTGTTTAGAACAAAAAAGAAAAGTAGAACGTGATGGTAATCCTAGTGTTACTTCATGGAGTTGTAAAGAAGTAAAAGCTATTGTTGAAGTAGATAAGCATGGCGTTAAAAGAATCAAAGAAGTCAAAGAATAACTGTATATTTAAACTCTGGATTGGTATATGTTGTTTGTTAAAACAATGTAAGTGTAAAGATGAATTTAAGTAAAAGTTTCACATTAAATGAGTTAACTAAATCACAAGAAGCTACAAGGCTTGGGATAGATAATATTCCAAATGAAGAACATATAGAAAATTTAAAGATACTTTGTGAAAAGATATTACAGCCTCTAAGAGATTATTATGGTATGCCAGTGTCCGTTAGTTCTGGATACAGATCCGCTGCACTTTGTGAAGCAATAGGTTCATCTAGCAAAAGTCAACATACCAAAGGACAAGCAGCAGACTTTGAGATATTTGGTATTGCTAATAAAGACGTTGCAGATTTTATAGTACAAAATCTTGACTATGATCAATGTATACTTGAATTCTGGAATGAAAATGATCCTAACTCTGGATGGGTACATTGCAGTTATAATCCTTCAGGAAATAGAAAACAATTCTTGAAAGCTGAGAAACTTAATGGTAGAGTTGTTTATACTGTATTAAATTAATATGCCAATAGGACGATCTCAAATACCTCAACAAATAGACGGAAAACTTAGAGGAGCTAAACCTTCTAGGGCTATGAGGAAAAATGGCAAAAAGAAAAAGAAATCTATTCGCTAAAATCCTACGTTCTAGACTGTTTAAGCCAAGAGTGGTACAATCCAAAAAGTTATATAATCGTAAAAAATACCATAAGGAGCTACATAATGGCTAACGATAAAGAAACAGAAATTCAAAAGATGAAAAGGCTTGGTACTAAAGAGTACATTAGACAACTTAATGAAGCCAAGTCTAAAATAAAACAAGAAAAAGATTTTAATAAAACAGGACAATATTCTTTTAAATTAGATCCTCCAGGACTTAGAGAAGGCGGTCTTTTAGGACAATATCCAGTGCAAGTTAAAAAAGTTCCATTTAAAGGAGTGTTTTAATGGCAACTTCTGGAACAGTAGATTTTAATCCACAGATAGAAGAAATTATTGAAGAAGCATATCAAAGATGTGGAGTTGCAAATAACGCTGGATATGATCTTAGACGAGCTAGAAGAAATTTAAATGTAATATTTGCTGAATGGGCAAATAGAGGAATTCACTTATGGAAAGTAGAATTAAAAAATCAACTTTTAACTGCAGGACAAATTACTTATACAACTCCTAATGATTGTAGTGATGTATTAGAAGCTTATATCTCTACTTCATTATCTGTAAATTCTAATACACAAGATTTATCTTTAACAAAAGTAGATCGATCTGCTTATGCAGCACTTCCTAATAAAGGAAATACAGGACAACCTTCTCAATATTATGTAGATAGACAAACAACTCCAATTATCTATTTATATCAAGCACCAGATACTGTTACTTATACTTATTTAAAATATTATTACATACAAAGAATAGAAGATGCTGGAGCTTATTCAAATACTTCAGATGTTGTGTTTAGATTCTATCCATGTTTAATTTCTGGATTGGCTTATTATCTATCTTTCTTAAAAGCACCAGATAGAACTGAACAATTAAAATTAGTATACGAAGATGAATTACTAAGAGCATTAGATGAAGATGGTCAAAGAACTTCATTGTACATTGCTCCACAAACTTACTTTGGAGATGGTGTATAATGCCTTACGCAAAAGGAAAAAGATCTTTATCTATATCTGATCGTTCTGGACAAGCATTTCCTTATACAGAAATGGTCACAGAGTGGCAGGGATCGCTTGTTCATGTATCTGAATATGAGCCTAAACATCCTCAAATACAAAGAAAAAGAGTTGTTGCCGATGCAATAGCTTTACAAAATACACGATCACAAGATTTTAATATTATTTCAGGTGGTGAAATGTTTACTACAATAAGCTTAACTTTACCCGGACAATTTGGATTTAACTCTACTGGTATGATGCCAGATAATGGTGCTGCTCAAAATAGAGCAAGACAATTAGGAGCAATAACAGGTCAATTAAACGTTGTAATATCATAATGTCTATATCTTATTCAAATTTTTTAACACAAATACGAAACTACACAGAAGTAGATAGTCAAGTTTTAACAGATAGCATTATTTCTGAATTTCTTAGAAATGTAGAATTAGATGTTGCTGGAAAAGTAGATTATGATGATTTAAGAAAGTATGCAGATTCTGTTTTTACTGCAAATAATAAATACCTTACTTTACCTGCTGATTGCTTAATTACTAGACAAGTATTAGTAGCTACAACAGCTGGAGGAAGTCTTTCTTCTGGTTCAGTAGAATATATAGAACTAAGAGATCAATCTTTTATTAGAGAATATAACTCTTCTGGATCAACTGGTCTTCCTAAATTTTATGGTAATTGGGATGATTTTACTTTAATTGTTGCCCCAACACCAAATGTGGCATATCCAGTTCAATTAGAATATATTAAAGAACCACCACATTTTAGTTCTACAACAAATACTTATTTGTCAACATACCAAGAAAACGTTTTATTATATGGAACTCTTGTAGAGGCTTTTTCTTATTTAAAAGGACCAATGGATATGTACAACCTATATAAAACAAAGTATGATACCTCTGTACAATCCTTTGCTCTTCAACAAATGGGAAGAAGACGTAGAGAAGAGTATGCCGATGGAGTTCCAAGAATTAAAATTGATTCTCCATCACCATAAATTAATTAAAGGAGAATAAAATGGCTATTACAACTAATGCTATCTGTAATTCGTTTAAACAACAATTATTAGAAGGTGTGCATAATTTTAGTACTGCACCTGCCGGCAATAAATTTAAATTAGCAATGTATACTACTAACGCAACTATTGGTGCATCAACAACTTCATTCACTACAGGTGGACAAGTTACATCACCAGCTGGTTATGTATCAGGTGGTAAAGCACTTGTTAACTCAGGTACATCGCTAGCTTCTGCCGTAGCAATAACTAATTTTAGTAATTTATCATTTACTAACGTTACATTAACTGCAAGAGGAGCTTTAATATATAATACTTCAGCTACTAACAAAGCAGTTTGTGTACTAGATTTTGGTGGCAATAAAACTGCAACTGCTGGAACATTTACAATTCAGTTCCCAGCATTTACAACTTCAGCCGCTATTTTAAGAATCGGTAACGCATAATTCATAGGAGGCCACGGTGGCAGATATTACAGTTACAGTATCGTCACCTGGTCTCGTACCCTATGGTTATGACGATTTTGGAGAACAACTTTGGGGAGGTTCTACTCCTTCAGCAACTTTAACAACAGGAAGTGTTACTACTTCAGCGGGTGCATCTGTATCCGTTACTGGAATATCTTTAGTTGCTCTTACACATCCAGTTGATATTCAAATAGACGGAAATATATCCGTCAACGTTGATGAAGACGACGATATTGTTATTTATACAGGAAATGTAACTATTTCAATTGGTCAAGATGTTTCTGTTAATGTAGATGAAGACGACGATATTGTCATTTCTCAAGGGCAAATAAACTTTGTATTTAGTTCTGGATGGGGTTCTAATGAATGGGGATTATATACTTGGGGTATTGCTGGTGATGAAGCAATATTAACTGGTTCTCAATTAAATGTTGCAAATAATTTAAGTTCTATAACTGTGACAGGAACTGCTAATCAAAGCATTTCTGGTCAACAATTAAATACTAATATTAATGGCGTAACTGTTACTGGAACAGCTAATTTAGATGTTACTGGTTCAAGAATTAATACTGAAATTGGAAATGAAAATGCAACTGCAGATGTTTCTGTTTCCGTAACTACTGCTGGAAGATTAAATTTAAGTGAAGGAACTGTAATTGCCGAAGGTGAAGTTAGAGAAGGTTGGGGTGTTTATCAGTGGGGAGCTGTTCCTTGGGGAGGCGAACAAGATCCAGAAGTTAATGTAATAGGATCTGCTTTAGAAGCACTTACTCATCCTGTAGATATTCAAATCGATGGAAATATATCAGTTAATGTCGATGAAGATGATTTTATTACTGTAGCTGTAGGAAGTCCTTCAATAAGAACTGATGTAGCATTTAATGTAACTGGTTCTAGGTTAAATATAACTGAAGGATTAAATACTGTTTTAATTATTATTAATGTTAACGTACCGGTTACAGGAAGTCAGGTTAATGTAGAATTAGGTCAAGTACAGGCTTTCCAAGAAACAGTAGTTCCTGTTACAGGTTCTCAAATAAACGTATTAATAGGAAATGAATCTACAACAGCAGATGCTAATGTCTCTGTTACAGGATCTCAATTAAATGGAAGTTTAGGTCAAATTAAATATATTGCTACTTACAGTGTTACTGGAAGTCAAGCTAATTTAAGCACTGGAACAGTTACTTTTGTAATAACTGGAAGTACTACAGTGACAGGCTCTAGGTTGAATGTACGTCAAGGATCTGTTAATATTCAAGGGTGGTCAGAAGTACAAACAGGAGCTAATAATAATTGGACTCCGGTTGACATAGCGGCATGATCATAGTATTTTTATAACATATTTTAGGAGTATAAATGGCATCAAGTTATTCTACAGATCTTAAACTAGAACTCATGGTTACAGGCGAGAACGCCGGTACATGGGGAGATAAAACAAATTCAAATTTAAACCTTATTCAACAAGCTATTGCTGGTTATGAAACTATTAACGTTGGAGCATCTGACGTTACATTAGTAATGTCTAACGCAACACTTTCTAATGCGAGAAATATGATCCTTAATTTATCAGGATCACTTACAGGAAATAGACAAGTATTAGTACCAGATGGAATAGAAAAATTTTATATAGTAAGAGACCAAACAACTAGAAATGGACATTCATTAACTATTAAAACTGTATCAGGAAGTGGATTTGATATTGAAACTTCTGGTGCATTGGTTGCTTGTTATTCAGACGGAACAAACGTTGTAGAGATATCATTAAATACTTTAACAGGAACAATCGCTACTGCACAAATAGATAATTTAGCAATAACATCTGCTAAACTTGCTTCATTTGCGGTTACTTCGGCTAGAGTTGCATCATTTGCAGTAACTACTAATAAACTTGCAACGAATGCAGTTACAGCAGTTAAAATTACTCAATCAACAATTACACAATCAAAACTTGCATCTAATTCTGTTGGTTCAGATCAATTAATTGCAACTGCAGTTACTCCAGCAACTTACACATCTGCTACAATTACAGTTGATGCTGATGGTCGTATTACTTCTGCATCTTCTGGATCAGCGGGCGCTGGAATGGGAATACCTACTTTATATTCTGTGGGACCAGCATCCGGAACATATACTGCAGCACCAACAGCAAATAGAATAGGTGTCTTCATGTATGGTGGTGGGGGTGGAGGACCGCCAGGTAACAGTCCAGCGAGAGCGCCAGGTGGGGGTGGTGGATTTGCATTTTTTAATAAACCTATAACACAACCTTTTTCACAACCCTATTCTGTTGGTGGTCCAGGTCCAGCTCCTGGAGCTGGTGGTAATACTACAATAGCAAATGTAGGCTCTGCTAATGGAGGAGCTGCAGGTCCAAACGGATCTAATTCTTCAGGAGCTGCCGGCACTACACCAGGTTCGTCTTTTACTTATCCGGTAAGAGATTTTATTGTTGGTGGTTCATTTGGAAACGCTGGAGGAGCGGGAGGCCAGACTGGGGGAGAATCTCCAACGGGTACTCCTGGAACTACAGGTGCAGGTGGTGTGTTAGTAGTATTTGAAAACACAGGTACTTAATATGTCTTATTTTATTTTTTTAAAAAATTTAGATAATATAGATGGAACTATTTGCAAAATAGCTGAAAATCAATCTGATTTAAATAATCTTAATATTATTCAAACTGATTATAAAATTATTCAAGATTCTCAAGAAAATTTTGATAGTGTAAAATTAAATGTAAAATATCCATTAAAATATAATGGTGATGTAATAACTTTTAATACTGTACAAAATTTATTTTTAAAAAATGATTTAGAACAAGAAGTAAATAATTTTAAAATTCAAATTAAACAATTTACTAATAACAATCCTAACCACCCATTATTTAATCGTTGGAATAACTATTACAATCAATTAAATACTTTAAATTTAGATAATATAAACTATCCATTAACCATGTCATTAACACAGTATTTTAAAGATTTAGGACAACCTTCATATAATGTTTTACAATTACCTTAAAAAATGATACTTAAAGTATCATGTTTGATAAAGAGATAGAATTTAGTGCTCACGAAGATTATTTAGCAATTCAAGAAGATTACCCAATCCCTGCAAAATTTAATATACCTGAATGGTATAAAAAATTAGATCATACTGTTTTAAATAAAACAGTTAAGGGCTGTATGCCATTTTTAGATTCTTTAACAGCCGGTTACATTTTAAAAATGCCTCAAGATTTTTACATAAGACATAATATAGATAATGAAAATGAAAAAGGAGAAAAATTTAAAGATTCTTTTCAGACTTTTGGACTTCATGATCAAAGAGAAATATTATATGCCAAAAGTTTAAATTTAAACTCTGGTGTAGACATTCATCCTCCTAAACAATTAGAGGGATCTCCTTTAATACATAAAAATAAAAATTTACCATTCTACAAAATTTTAAACCCTTGGAAAATAAAAACTCCAAAAGGATATTCTTGTTTATTTGTGCCCCCATTAAATAATAGTGATGATAGGTTTTCTATAATACCTGCGATAGTTGATACAGATACTTTTATTGATGAAATAAATTTTCCAATTGTTATAAATGGAGATAAATATACAGTGTTAGAAGATTTAATTAAAAAAGGGACACCTTATGTTCAGGTAATTCCTTTTAAAAGAGATAAATGGAAGATGAAAACAAAACCAAGAAAAAGTAAAGAAATTCAAAATGTTAGAGTATTTCATAATTTAAAAGTTATAAATATATATAAAGATAAGTGGTGGAGTAAAAAATCATGGAAATAAAAAATTTTATAAAAATTTATGATGAAGTTTTACCTTGGAATGCAGTCTCTAGTTTAATACGTTTTGCAAATGTTTCAAATTTTGAAGAGGCTAAAATCGGAGGTGGGGATAAAAATACAACAGATTTTAATGTAAGAAGAACTTATGCATTGCCGTTATCAAATTTAAATAATTCTATTTCAAATGTTCATTGGTTTAATTTACTACATTCTTATTTTAATAAAAATTTAAAACAATATAAACTAGATGCCAATATTTTAGACTATGATTATCGAAATATTTTTGACATAGAAATTTTAAAATATGAAAATACTGGTTTTTATACATGGCATGTAGATCATTTTGCAGCCATTCCAAGAACGATGAGTTGTATATTATTGTTAAATAATGATTATGAAGGTGGAAATTTGTGTTTTAGAAATCCAGATGGCTCTGGAGAATGGGAAGTAGAGGTTAAACCAAATAGAATGATAATTTGGCCAAGTAATTTTTTATATCCTCATACGGTTAAACCAGTAACGAAAGGGACAAGGTATTCAGTAGTAGCATGGGCACTATAAAAGATTTTAAATATAAATTAATTAAAAATTTCTTATCTAAAGAAGAAATTAAATTATTAAATGATTACTGTAGAATCAAACACAGATTAAATTATGATTCTTTTGATTTTGTTCAAAACAATAATGGAGATACTTATTTTTATGGAGACCCATTAATGGAATCTTTAATGGTTAATAAATTAGAATTAATGCAGAAAGAAACTGGTTTAGAATTACTACCTACTTATGCTTTTTGGAGAATGTACACAGTTAATGCCGATTTAAAAAAACATAGAGATAGACCTGCTTGTGAAGTAAGTGTTACTGTAATGATAGGATCAGATAAAACACCATGGTCAATATACATGGATGGAACAGAAATTAATATGGAACCTGGTGATGCTGCAGTATATTTAGGATGTGAAGTAGAACATTGGAGAGAAGAGTTTAAAGGTGATTGGCATGCACAAACATTTTTACATTATGTTGATAAAAATGGAAAAAATAAAGAATGGTTTAAAGACAAAAGAACATTGTATGGAATATCAAAATAAGAAAGAATTTTTTTTTGAAAAACCAATGCTATTGAACACGTTTATTTTAATAAATGAAATTGAAGAAATTTCTTTAATAGATAAGCTTATAGAAGTTTCAAGGAAACATTTACCGGACTCTGTCATATCTAATCTCACAAATGTTAAAGCGCAACATACAAATTTTCACTCTTTAAATCTTTGTCCGGAGTTTCATGAATTTTTAAAAAAAATAAAAAAAGATATTTTTAAAATTTATCCTTTTAATTTTTCAATAAATTCTTCATGGACTAATTTTTATGGAAAAACAAAAACAGACCATGCACAAGAACATAGTCATAATGGCACTACCGCATTCTGCGGGATACTTTATTGTACTGATGGACCTGGACCGGGAACGTATTTTAGCCAATACGATATAAATGTTAAGGAAAAAAAAGGTAGGTTTATTTTATTTCATCCATTGTTGTTGCATAGTGTGCAAGAATTTAATTATCAATCAGAAAGAATAACTATTGCTTTTAATATGGATGAAGTTAAAAGTTGGAATTATGCAAATAATTCTATATATTCTATAAAATAATATAAATTTATGATTATTTTACTTTTTTCAGGGGGTGTTGAAAGCACAGTGTTGTTAAAATATTTTTTAAAAGACACAAATAAGTTAATACATGTTTTATTTAATAAATTACATTACGATGATGTTCATGGTCTAAAATATGTAGAACAAAACAAAACAGTTGACAATATATTAAATTATTTTAAAAAAAATTACAGAGATTTTAATTTTAGTTCGACTGAATTAAAATTAAATAATGTTAATAGTGTGCAACAAGAGGCAAATGGTTTTGGATACGATGAACAATGGAATATATTTTTTGCAACTATATATGCTAAACTTTTTGGTATTAAAGATATTTGGCTTGGTGAATTTACTTATTGTAATATTCATTCTACAATAACTAGAGGTTTTCCTGCATTTTGGTTTCATAATGGTACTTTAGAAAAATATGCTTTAGCTGGAACAATGTTTGATTTTAACTTCTATAAAGATTTAAAAATTAATTTTCCATCGAAAAATTTTAATAAAACAGGAATAGATTCATTTAAATCTAAAAAAGAAGCTTTTCAATATTTAGAACCGGAACTTCAAAAAATGGTAAGATCGTGCGAAGGAAAAGAAAAATTTTGTGGACAATGCGGTAAATGCAAACAATATAAAACACTTGAGATAGTAAATGAAATTTAAACAATATGAAAATGGTTCTTGCGATATAGAGTTTTCTTGGAAAGAAAGATTTTTACTTTTTAGAAAAGGAAAATTACATTTTTCTGATGAAAATTTAAAACATTTTGGAAATCATCTTGTTAAGATGGTAATGGACTGGCAAATAAAGTTTAATGAAAAAACAATAAATTTACAGACAAAAGAAAACACGGAAATAAAAAGTGAATGAAAATTCTAGGAATAAATATTTCTCACGATTTTTCAATATGTGTTTACGAAAATAAAATTATTAAAGAAATATATTTTGAAGAAAGGTTTGTCCAAGAAAAAAATTTTATTGTTCAAAACAAAGAAACTTTTTACAATTGTATATTTAAAAAAATAAATTTTAAACCAGACATTGTTGTTTATTCAAGTTTTCAAAGATTATTAGACAATGAGATTAAAGATGAACAAATCATTCAACAAATTCAAAAACAATTAGATAACCCAGTCTATTATTTTAATAAAAAAAATCATCATATATATCATGCCTGCTCTTCTTTTTTCTTTTCAAAATTTGAAGAGGCTATGTCTATTGTTATAGACGGTGGAGGAGCATGTCCGTTAGAACGAAATTATAGAGAAATACAATCTATATTTTATATAAATAAAAAAAATATTTATACAATTTTTCAACACTTATCAAACTATAAATCTCTTTTATTACCTAAAAATTTCGAAGACGAATATTCAAATTTAATAACTAATATTTATAAAAAAGGAATTGAATTTTATTGTTCTTCTTTATGTATTGGAGGATTAGATTTTATAAGAGCTTGTAGTAAAATAAATTTAAAAAATGAACCAGGTAAATTAATGGGTCTAGCATCTTATGGATCAAGTAAACAACCTTACAACTTAGATTATAACAATGTAGACGTAGCTAAAAAAATTCAAGAAAAATCTTTTAAAGAAACTTGTGTGTTAATTGAAAAAGCTTATAACTATAAAAAAATTAAAAATTTTGTTTTATCTGGAGGCTATTTTTTAAACTGTAGTAATAACTTTAAATACGTTAAAAAGTATCCTGAATTTAATTTTTTTGTAGATCCTGATCCTTCTGATGGGGGAACAGCTTTAGGAGCTTGTGTTTATTATGATTCTTATAAATAGTATTGAAGAAGCAATTAATGTTTTGTTAGATCAAAAACCTTTGGTTATTTTTCAAAACCATAGTGAATGGGGTCCTAGAGCTTTAGGTAATCGTTCTATTTTATTTGATCCTAGAAATGCAGACGCAAAAAATATTGTTAATACTTTTAAAAAAAGAGAATGGTGGAGACCACTAGCAGGAACTGTTTTACTTGAATATGTTCATGACTGGTTTGATATAGCTACACTAAAAGAATCTCCCTATATGAGTTTTGCAGTGGATGCTAAACAACAAGCCATTGAAAAGATACCTTCTATTGTTCATGTAGATAATACCTGTAGAATTCAAACTGTTACAAAAGAACAAAATTTAAATTATTATAATCTTATATTTGAGTTTTACAAAAAAACAAATGTTCCAGTATTATTAAATACTTCTTTTAATTTAGCTGGTTTTCCAATAGCTGAGACATTAGATCAAGCTAAATATGTTTGCAATGTTTCAGAGTTTAAATATTTATATACTCCCTAATAACTCTTTATTGTTAATTATATAGTCATAAGGTATAATGCCTTATGCCTTTAAAGAAGATACCATTAGCCCCTGGCTTTGATAAACAAGATACTGCATCCCAAGCAGAAGGTCGTTGGATAGATGGAGACTACGTTCGTTTTCGTTATTCAAATCCTGAAAAAATAGGAGGATGGCAACAATTATTACCTGAGTTATTAGTAGGTTCTGCCAGAGAACAGTTTATTTGGTCAGATCTTAAGGGAAATCGTTATGCAGCCATTGGCACAAATAAATTATTAGTTATTTATTTTGAAGGTCAATATTATGATATTACACCACTGGACACTCCATTAACAAGCTGTACTTTTACATCTACTACTGGATCTGCAACAGTTACAGTTAATAAAGCAGGACATGATTTAGAAATTGGAGACATTATTAAACTGACCTCTGTGTCTCTTCCTGGTGGAGGGGTTACTACTTATACAACTTCTGATTTTACAACTAATTTATTTGAAGTACAAACAACACCTAGTTCTGGTACTTTCACTATTACAATGCTTACAAACGAAGCTGGAACTGGAATGACAGCTCAAGGTTCTGCAACAACTAATCCTTATTATAATTTTGGTCCATTTGGTCAAACTTATGGATATGGTTATGGTACAGCTAACTGGGGTGGATTTAGTTCAACAGTTACTCAAAATCAATTAAATGGATCTATTGATAATTCTCAAGCAACTATTACAGTTGATTCCACAACTGGTTTTCCAGCGTCAGGTACAATATTAATTGATTCTGAATTAATTACTTATGCTAGTAAAAACTCAACTCAATTTTTAACGTGTGTTAGAGGAGTTGAAGGAACAACAGCCACTTCTCATAACGACAATACAAAAGTTTATGATGCGGATACATTTGTAGGATGGGGACAATCTTCTTCAGTTCAAACTCCTATTAGATTAGATCCTGCATCTTGGTCGTTAGATAATTTTGGAGAAATACTAATTGCTACAATGCATAATGGTCCTACATTTATTTGGGATCCTACAAATACTGGTCTTGGAGGAAGAGCAACAATTAATACTAATATGCCTATTAAATCTGTAATGACTATTGTTTCAGACAGAGATAGACATGTAATTCATTTAGGAACGTGTACTACAATTAGTAATGGTGCAACTCAAGATAAAATGTTTATTCGTTTTTCTGATCAAGAAGATTATGATATCTATCAACCTACATCAACGAACACCGCTGGAACATTTAGACTAGATGATGGAACTAAAATTATAGGAGCTGTTAAAGCTAAAGATTATATATTAATTCTTACAGATAGTGCTGCATATACTATGCAATTTGTTGGTCCTCCTTATACTTTCACTATTAGAAAAGTAGGATCTAATTGTGGTTGTTTAGGTCAACATGCAATTGTTTTTGCACAAGGTGCCGTATGGTGGATGGGTGATTCTGGCGGATTCTTTGTTTATGACGGTACGGTAACTTCTGTTCCTAGTTTAGTAGAAGATTATGTTTTTTCAACTACTGGATTTGAAAATCCTGGTCTTAATTATAATGCAGATGAAATAACTTATGCTTCTCATAATAGTTTATTTACAGAGGTAACTTGGTTTTATGCAGATGCTTCATCTTCTAATATTAATAGATATGTAACTTATAACTATGGTGAAAAAGTTTGGACAACAGGAACTATGGCAAGAACTACTTATGCAGATGCAAGTGTTTATGATTTACCTCATGCAACTAAATATGATCCAAACGTTACTCCAACATTTCCAGTAGTCAATGGTGTGTCTTCAGGAGCAACTTATTACTATGAACATGAAATTGGAGTAAATGAAGTAGATTCAACAGGAGCTAAAACTGCGATACCTGCATACATTAGATCAGGGGATTTTGATTTAGATGTAGATGGAGATGGCCAGTATTTCCTAAAACTTAATAGATTTATACCTGACTTTAAAAATTTAGAAGGTAATGTAAAGGTCACTTTATTTTTAAGAAGCTATCCTGCCGACACAACAACGGCCAAAGGACAAACAACGATTGGTCCTTTTACTATAAATTCTGATACAGATAAAATAGATACTAGAGGAAGAGCAAGATTAGCTAGTATTAAAATAGAAAATGATGCTATAGATGAGACTTGGCGTTATGGAATATTTAGAGTAGACATACAACCAGATGGAAGAAGATAATGGCTAAAATAGATTTTTACGTACCAGAACCTAAACCAGAATATAATATAGATGTTCAAAGACAAATTATACAAGCTATTGATACTTTAAAGAGTCAGTTGAATACAAGCTTTCTAGAAGAACAAGTACAAGAGACACAAAGATTTACTTGGTTTAACATGAGGTTTGGCTGCTAATGAGTTGTGAAAATATAAATATAACTACACAACCTGTAAGTATTGGAGGAACTAATACTGATGCATTTGGAAGATTAAGAGTATCAAACCCTCTTACGATCTTTGACAGTAAGAATATAATGTCACAGAATAATTTATTTGATCCATCAACTGCAAATGGTGGAAGTGTTACTTATACAGCTAATAAATCTACAGTTAATTTAAATGTAACGGAGGCAGCGGGATCTAAAACAATAAGACAATCTAAAAGAGTTATGTCTTATCAACCTGGTAAGTCATTACTTATTTTTAATACATTTGTAATGAATACTTTGACTGCAAACTTAAAACAAAAGGTAGGTTTATTTGATGCAAATAACGGAATATTTTTTACAGCAGATGGAACAACACTTAAAATAGTAAGAAGAACTTATACATCAGGTGCTCCAGTTGATACTGAAATATCACAATCTAGTTGGAACGGAGATACTTTAAATGGAACGGGAGCAAGTGGATTTACCTTAAATGCAGCTACATCAAATATACTATTTATAGATATTGAATGGTTAGGTGTAGGATCTGTTAGAGTTGGATTTGTTATTAATGGTCAATTAATTACAGCACATACTTTTTATAATGCTAATAGTTTAACGACTGTTTATATGCAAACAGCCAATCTTCCAATTCGTTATGAGATTGAAAGAGCTGGAACATTGACGGCTGGAACTTATACATTACAACAAATATGTTCTTCTTGTATTTCTGAAGGTGGATATTCTCCACAAGGATTAGAAGAAATGATTGGAACAGCTACAGTTAGTGCTGGTGTGAATTTAACAACAGCAAATACTTATTATAATATTGCAACAATTAGAATTAAGACTTCAAGACCATATGCAGTTATAGTTCCGTCTGGAGTAGATGTTTTAAACATATCTAATGGAGATTTTGAATGGGGATTATTTGTTAATGCTACACCATCCTCTCCATTTTCATATACAAGTTTTAGTGATAATGTAGAATATGATTTAACTACAATTAATTTAACTACATTAGGAACAAGAATTGCTGGTGGATACTTAGGTGGTAAAACTTCACCTTTTACTTTAGGTGGAGATTTTATAGCATTTGCAAATCAACTTGGACAAACTATTGCAGGTGTATCAGATACTTTAACATTAGGTGTAAGACCAGGAACAGCTAATGGAGATGTATCTGGTTTATTAAAATGGTTTGATTTAACATAATGGCAAATTTTTATAAAAACGCATTCTACGATCCGAATACTACAGCTGCTGTAACTGTATATTCATGCCCTTCTAATTCAAGAGCAATTATACAAAATATACAAATAACAAATGAAGCTGGATCTAAAGTATTAAAAGCATCTATATATGATAATTCTGTAAGTACTAATTTTCAAATAGCTTATGCAAGTATAACTGGTCCTACAATATGTAATATAGCAAGTGGCCCTATTATATTAGAAGAATCTGATATACTAAAGCTTGAAACTTCTAATGTATCATATATAACTGCGGTAGTGTCAATTTTAGAAATGAATAGAGAAGATCAAAACGGTTAATGGCTAGAAAAGTACAATCAGGTCACGGAACTTTTATTAAACATACTAATAAAAAAAGACCGGGGCGTCATAGCAAAAGACCTAATAAAAGAAACGATAAAAAAGAATATAGAGGACAAGGAAGAAGATGATGTTTTACATATGGCATACTTTAATAGTAATTCTATTCCTAGCTTTTTCATTTTATTTAGGATATAGATTTGGTAAAAAAAATAAAGAATACAAAATTACCTATGAAGAAAAACCAAAAATAGGAAAATGTCCAATGGGGTTTAACTAATGGCTGAAGATATAAAATTAGAAGATCAATATATAAAAGGTTATGAAACAATAAATGGGGAACAAGTACCTATTATTAAATGTCCTACAAAAGTAACTATTAAAAATAAAGTTACTGGGGCAGTATATGAATCAGAAGAAGCTGCTAAGGCAGATATAGCTAATCCAAATACACCTACAAAAGAAGAACATATCTCTAGAGATGTCGCAATAACAGTTGCACATTTAGCTTTATTTGGTAGAAGTAAGTAATGAAAGATTTAAACCATATTGGAATAAATCATGAGTATCTTCCTGTAGATTTATTTAATAAACTTAAAGAACAAATAAACGTTTACAAGGGTAAAGTTGGTAATCAAAAAAATTTAGCTGGAAATATTAGAGAAGAATGGAATTTAAATGATTCAGTTCCATTATTTAATGATTATGTTCTTAATTTAATAAATAAACACCCAAGTCATTTAAAATATTTAAAAACAGAAAGTAAAAAATTTTTTTTTGAAAATAGACTTCCTCCATTAAGATTGCTAAATCTATGGGTTAACTTTCAAAAAAAACATGAGTTTAATCCCATGCATAACCACGCTGGTTTATTTACTTTTGTCATATTTATTCAAATACCTTATTGCATAGAAAGAGAACTTAAAGAAGGGCCTGGAGTATTAGGTAATTCAAATTTTGCTTCTTGCTTGCAATTTCAAACAACAAATCATTTAGGAAGGTACTTTGATCAAACTGTTCCTGTAGATAAATCATACGAAGGTGGTATTTATTTTTTTAATGCAGAAACCATGCATTGCGTTTATCCTTTTTTCACTTCAGATGATTATAGAATAACGGTATCTGGAAATATAGGATGGTACAATTAATGAATCCAAGAGGTGGTACTGAGTTACAACTAGAGTTTTTAGAAAAACACGTAGATAAAAAACTATTAAACGAATTTCAAATAACAACTTCAGTTCCTGAAAAAATACCTTTACACCCTACTAAAATTAATATTCTTTGGCAAAAGAATTCTTATGATCAACCTAATTTAGCACCATGGTTTCAAGATAAATCTAATCATAAAAAATATGATTGGTATGTATTTAATAGCCATTGGAACTATGAAAAATTTAGATACAAATTTGATATACCAACAGAGCGATGCACTGTTATAAAAAACGGAGTAGTTAGATTTCCTAAAAGAACTATTTCATATCAAAAAGGTGAGCCCGTAAAACTTATATATCATCCAACTCCCTGGAGAGGATTAAGTGTGTTATTAGCAGCAATGCAACATATTAAAAATCCTTTAATTACTTTAGATGTGTATTCATCTACTCAAGTATATGGAGATGCTTTTAAAGCAGCTAATGATGATGAATATAAACCTCTATATGATCAAGCAAGACAACTACCTAATGTAAATTATATTGGATATAAGCCTCATGAATATATTTTAGAACATTTAAAAGACTATCATATATTTGCATATCCAAGTATTTGGGAAGAAACATTTTGTATATCTGCATTAGAAGCAATGGCTGCAGGATTATATACAATTGTAACTGATCTTGGTGCTTTATATGAAACATGTTCAGAATGGCCTATCTATGTTCCTTACGAAAAAGATTTTTACAAATTAGGAGAACAATTTGGAGCAGCAATTGAATCTGCAGTAGAACATTTACATGAACCTCATTTACAAAAACATTTAAATGAACAAAGTAAATTTGTAGATTATTTTTATAATTGGGATAAACAAGGTAATCAATGGACTAATTTTTTAACAGGAGCATTAAATGCAAGACTCAAGTAAACCAATATGGGTTAATAAAAAAGAACTACCCAAACTAGAAATAGAAGTTAAACCTTATTCTATATTTGTAGCAACACCAGTTCATTCTGATGTTTCTATTCATTATACACAATCATTATTAGAGTTTCAAAAAGACTGTTTTATGAATAAAGTTAAAACACAATTTCAAATTATGAAATCTTCTTTAGTAACTCAAGGAAGAAATTTATGTGTAGGTGCTTTTTTAGAATCTAAAATGACTCATATGTTATTTGTAGATTCCGATATTGATTTTCAATCAACCTCTATATTTAAAATGGTAGCGTTAGATAAAGATGTAATATCTATTCCTTATCCATTAAAAATAATACGTTGGGATAAAATACTAGAAAATGTTCAATCAGGAAGATTTAAAACAGCCAATGATTTGGCTACAGGAGGCATGACTTATCCTATGAAATTACCAGATGAAAAAAGTATTAAAGTAGATAAAGGAGTTATAGAAGTAACACATTCTCCAACTGGATGTATGTTAATTAAAAGATCTGTATTTGAAAAAATGATGGAAAAATATCCTAACTTAAGAATTAGCCAACCTACTGTTATCAATGGAGAGTTAATAGAAAAACCATTTTTATATAATTTTTTTGATACAATGTTTGATGAAGAAAAACATCAGTATTTAGGTGAAGATTATGCGTTTTGTAAACGTTGGAGTGACATTGGTGGTAAATGTCATGCCTATGTCAATGACATAATTTCACATATTGGCGAATTTCAATACTGCGGAAAATTCATAGACGAGTTGATAATTGATAAGTAAAATGTTAATATTTTAACATTATTTAAACAGGAGCTCATAAATATGCCAGTTTGGCTTTTACCAGCATTAATCAACTTTGGAATATCAAAGGCTATGGGTGCATCTACAAAGAATGCATTATTAAGCTCTGCTGCAGCAGCTGTATTACCAGGGGCAGGGGGAGGAACTTCAGCTCTTTCAGGTGGTGCCGGTGGCGGTATAGGATCTTTATTTGCACAAGGTGCAGGTCCAATTGGTATGTCTCAAGTATTACAACAAGGTCTTCCTCAATTATTATCTAGAGGAAATCCTTTAGCATATGCAGGAATGCAATTTGCTGGTCAACAATTGTTTCCAGGAAGCACACCAGGAATAAAAGAAATGGGTGATGCTAGAGTAGCCGAACAAGTTGCTAATCAAAGCAAAGGAATGTTTGGAGGAATAACAGATATGATTCCAAAATCAGTTAGAGATTTTGCAACAAGTGATATTGGAAAATTTACTTTATTATCTACAGCTGCTCCTCTTGTAAAAGGAATTTTTAGTGGTGACGATAAACAAACAATGAATTTACCTTTACCAAATCAAGGATATTCTCGATTAGTTAAAGAAGGTGTTTTAGGACCTACTTCATTTATGAGAAGAGATTATACAACAGGACAAGATGTTCCTTTAGAAGATAGAGAAACATATAGAGTTGTTGAAGATGTATTAGGAAATGAACCTACACAAAAATTTAAAGCAATAGAATTAAATCAGGGTGGAATAGTAAGTGTTGCAAAATTTAATGAAGGTGGGCAAGTATTGCCGTCTAAATATACTCATGACGAAAATGATATAAACAATTATGCTAGAGCAAATGGTTTTGTTATTGATGGCAGTGGTAATGGTGAAGATGAAAAAGATACCATGCTTGCACAACTTGCTGATGGAGAATTTGTTTCAAGAGCACATGCTGTACTAGGAGCTGGTATTATAGCAGGTGCTAATATTAATGATAAAAACGACCAAAGAAAAAAAGGAGCAGAATTCTTTTATGAACAACAAAAACGTTTTAAAAGAGTTTATGAATTATTAGATGCAAGCAGAAAAGCTACAAGACATTAAAAAAGGTGTAGATATAATACCTATTCAACCTAAGGAAGTTGAAAGTGTTTGGCATTTAGTTCATTTTATGATTGCTGAAGCATTAAAGTTTAGTGGTCAATATGCTGAACCACATCATGTTAAAGAAATGTTAATAAAAGGAAATATGCAGTTATTTATTATGTATGGTTCTGAAGATGGAGAAACAAATAAAGTATTTGGCTGTTGCACAACAAGATTATTTAACAATCCTAATTTTAAAGAATTACAAGGATTAATTTGTACTGGAACTAGAATGCATTTATGGGAAAGTAAGTTAATTGAAACATTAGAATCTTTTGCTAAATTAAATGATTGTAAAAGAATTAATGCATTAATGAGACCTGGTTATAAAAAAGTTATGCCTAAATATGGATATAAAATTAAACATTACGAATTTCAAAAGGAGTTAAACTAATGGGTATTTTTGGTGGCGGCGGTGGAGGTGGCGGCGGGCAATCAATGCCTGATGTTACTACTCAATTTGTAAGAGAAGCACCTGGTATTGAAGAACGTAAGATTGGTTTAATGGATGTTGCTAGATCATTAGCTGAAAAACCAATTGACATTCCTGCATTAAATGTTCAACCTTTATCAGGATTAGAACAACAAGGAGTAACTGCTGCTGGACAAACAGGTGTTGGAGCACCTACTACTCAAGCAGGTATTGGATCAATATTACAAGCACAAGCAGGTCCTAATATTTCTCAATTTTATAATCCATATCAATCATATGTATTAGATGAATTAAATAGACAATCTGCAATGCAACAAAATCAATTAGCTGCACAAGCAGTTCAATCTGGTGCATTTGGTGGAGGAAGACAAGGAGTTCAAGCTGCTGAACAAGAACAAGCAAGATTAAGAGCATTGGGATTAGCACAAGCACAAGGTTTTCAAACTGCATTAGGTGCTGCACAACAACAGCAACAAGTTGGATTACAAGCAGGATCTCAATTAGCTAATATTGGTCAAATGCAACAAGGAATGGCACAGCAAGATATTAATCAATTAATGGCTGCGGGTGGATTACAAAGACAACTTGCACAACAAACAGCAGATGCAGCAAGACAAACAGAATTGCAAAGAGCATACGAACCATATCAACGTGCAGAGTTCTTAAAAAATTTATATGCAGCTGGACCTACAACTCAATCTGCAATTACTCAAACTACTCAACCTGGTACAAATCCATTAGCACAAGCTGCTGGAGCTGGATTAGGTGCATACGCAACTTATTCATTATTAAATAGACAACCGGCTGCCATTCAAAGTGCTGCTGCCAACGCACCAAGAGCATAGAGGTTAAACATGGATGATGTGTTAAAGAGACCTTTGTTTAAAGATAAGGCAATGCAAGTTTATAAAGCTAAGCATGGCGGAAAAGTTCCAGGATTTTTTGTTGGACAAATGGTAAAAACCGGTCTTCCTTATTTATCAAGAGGATTTGGTCAAGTGTTTGGACCAACAGGTAAACTTGCAAGATTTCAAGCATTAAATCCTAAAACAGCTGCAGCAATAGAAATAGGAACTGGAGCTCCTTTATTTGCTGAAGGTATGCAAGATATTTACGGAGGAATTAAATCTGGAGACTATGCACAAATAGCACAAGGAGTTGGAGAAACAGCATTAGGAGTTGGAGGAACTGGACTTGGTCTTAAAGCATTAACACAAGCATCTAGAAAAACACCAGGATTTAAACAGTCTGCATATTTAACGGGTAAAGGTGTTGCTGAAAGAACACTGAGACCTGGAGTGGCTATTCCTGCTTTAGGAGCAACTATTTATCCTACATTTGCTGGTGGAGAAGAAGAAACAACTACAGAAAAACCAATTGAAGAAAGACTAACCTACGAACAAGGTGCTCCTGATATTAGAGAAGATATAGTTCCAGAGCAACCTGAAAAAAGAATTACAGGAATTAAAGGAGCTAAAACTCAAGCTGAATTAACTATGAATGAAGATATTAAAAAAGCAAATGCTATTAATGATGTTACAGCTAGACTTGGAGTATTTAGTCCTGCTGATTTAAATGCACAAACAATTAAAAATATTGCAGCTGAAGCTAATGTAACTGAAGCTGATGTTAAACGATTAGCCGGTATTAAAGATGAATCAACAACGGCCACTGGCCAACCAATTAAACCAAGTGCTAGTTTACAAAAAGATTTAACACCGGACACTGGACCAAATAAAGAAGATGTTCAAAATTATAATCCAGCTGAAGTACAAGCATCTATTGCATTAAGAAATAATCAAATTAAAGATTCAAGAACTGCAGGTGGTTTAAATAAAGAATTTCAAGCATTTAAACAAGATATAGGAGGTTTAATTGGAGACAATAATTCTTCTATTAGAGATTTATTAGCACTAAAAGCTGCAGGAAAACTTATGTCTACTAAAACAAGACAAAGAGGCTTTAGAGGTTTTCTTGATGTAGGTGGACAAGCATTACAAGACATATCTGATTCAATGCTTCAATTAGCACTTAAACAAAAAGAAAATGATATGGAATTAGCAAAAGCTTTTTTAAAATATAAAGGAGAAAAAGCTGCTGGTACAGAAGTCTTAACTACTCCTGATATTACTATAAAAGTTCCTGATGCTTCTGTTCCTGGAGGAGAAAGAAATGTAAACGCTGTTAAAGGTAAAGATGGTAAATTTTATGGAAGAACAGTTATAAATGGTAAACAAGATTTTGTAGAACTTCCTTTTACTGGAACAGAAATAAAATATGATACGGAAAAAGCTGTTAGATATCAACAAGCACTATTAAGTAATGCTGAAGGTGCAGCAACAGCAAGATTTGCACAAGATTTTGCAAACGAATTTGCTGGAGCTAAAGGTAAAATATTACAATTTTCAGAAAATGCTATTGGTATAGCCGATCAATTTTTAAATGATCCTAGATATATTTCATTAACAGCAACAGATAACACAACATTAGATGATTTTATTAAAGCTAAATTAGCAAAAGATAAAGGAGAAAAAGATGCTAATGGAAATAAAATTGGTACAATTGATGATTTTGAAAAAGGAAGATCACAAGCACTTGAAAATGCTAAAGCAGAATATGCAAAAGCAAAAGGAGTTCGTCTTCAAGATTTAAGACCAACTGATAGAGAACTAGATATTATTACTAAATTAGCATTTGCAGAACATAGAATGAAATATGTATTAGCTAATGCTAATAAAGGAGATACAGATAGATTAGCACAACGAGACATTGATGATGCTGCTAAATCAACAGCAATCATGACTTTCTTAAAATCTCCAAGAACAGTTTCAAATAATTATAAACAAATTGAATCTACTTTTAATAAAAAATTAGGAGAAAATATTTCTCTTCTTAAATCTAGTGGAGTTACAGATGATTGGATTTTAAAAAATGCTGGAAATGTTCCTGGTATTCAAAAAATATACGAAGAAGCTGCATTAAAAAATAAACAAAGACAAACAAGACAAAATATTGTTGAGCAACCTCAAGCACAAACAAATATATTAAAAACAATTCCAATAAGGTAATCCTATGGCTGAAATAAATGAATTACAACAAGCCATAAATGAACGCAGAGTAAATCCTAAAGATTTAAATGAAGAACAAAGATATGCGTTAGATGAAGCTTTTAGATCAGGTGAATTAAAAGGATATACTGATTTTAACGAATATAGAGGTCTTTTTGATGTTGCTACTAAATCATTAGCTATTGCAAAACAAAAAGAATTAGAACCTTTAAAAACTTCTACAGGAATAGAAAGAGGAGATTTAGTATTTGCAGGAGCTGCAACTGGATCTATGGTTCCTTTCATGAGTGATAGAAAAACTTTATTAGATGCTTATCAAAGATATGGTTTTAAAGATTACTATGGAGTAGACACTAGATTTGCAGATATGTCAGATATTTATAATAAACGATTAACTGTTTTATCTGATCAAATGAAAAAACTTCCTACAATAAAAGGACCATTAGGATTACCTATTAGATTATTAAAAGGAACTGCAACAATGTTAGATGACTATGCAGATACTTTTAATAAATTTTCAAAGTTTGGAGCTTCTCCTGCTTTAGCTACAACTTATAAATCTGCATTACTTGGAGCTGGAGGTGCTGCCGGAGGATCTTTAGCTTATGATATTGGTAATCTTGGAGCTAATTTTACTGGAAGCGTATCTCAAGAACTAGCAAATGTTACTGATAATGAAATTAGACAACTTCCTTTTGAACAAAGAATATTTGTTAATGCCTTAAAAGAAGCTCAAACAGATGCAATATTTTCTGGAGCAGCTACTGCATTAACTCCAATATGGAGATTTGCAGCAAGCGGAGTCAAAGAATCATTAGGTTTAAATTCTGATAGAGCAAAAGCTATTGCCAGAGCTGCACAAGAAAGTGGACAAGATGTTAATTTAGTTTCTTTAATTGGAACTGATAATGCTTTTCAAAAGTTTTTTAAAAATTTCTTTTCAACAATCGGAGTATATCCAATTGTAGGAAGTCCCCTTATAAAATTTAATAAAGAGTTTGATAGAAAATTAACACAAGAAGTATTTATGGATAAGGTAGATAGTTTAAACTTAGCTCCATTATCTAATATTAACGTATTAAATTATTCTGCGATTAATACTTTAAAAAAAGAATTTAAAAATGTTAATGATGTAATTGAAAATGAATATAAAGATTTTAGAAGATTTTATGAAGAGATAGGTAATCCTACTTTTATTCCTACTACAAATATTAAAAAAGAAACAGGAAAAATGTTACAACAATTAAAAGATATGTATCCTCAAGATAGAGATATATTTGATAGTATAGAAAAAGGTGCAAGAGAATTAACCGATGCAGATGATCCATTAGTGGCATATATGAAATATCTTAATACAATTGGAAATTATTCTTACAGAACTGATGTTCCAGCTAATTATATTAGATTAAGTGACTGGCAAGGTTTATCTAGAATGCAAACTGTTGCTTATAGTAATTCAAAATATAGAACTGTTGCAAACCAAATTGATGCAGTTAGATATGCAATGGAAAGAGATTTAAATAGTTTACAACAAGCGACTGTAAGAGATGAATTAAAAGAAAAAATATTTAAAGAAAGATATAATGAGTTATTGTCTGCTCAAGGTCCTGCTAAAGCAGAAGAATTTATTGATACACAAATTAAAACAGCTGGTGCAGCATTTCAAAGATTAAAAGAAGCTAATGCTTTCTTTAGTATGGCTATAAGACCTTTTGAAAAAGGTGCTGTTGCTCAAAAATTAAAAGCTGTGGATAGAAGTTTATTTGCTGATAAAGGTATAGATATGGTAGGCAAAGCATCTATTAATGCAGATGAAATTTGGGATAAAGCAATAAAAAGAATATTTACTTCTGATAGTCCAGAGGCAATAAGACAAATAAAATCTTTAATGGGTGTAACAAGAAGCACTTACGATGTATTAGATGATGCTGGAAAAATTGTTAGATCTGTTAAAATTCCAGAAAGTATTGAAGGAAAAGAAGTTTATAATCGTTATGTAAGACAATTTGTTTGGGATGCATTTAATGAATCTACAGAAAGACCATTAAGAGATCTTGCAAGTATTGCTGCTGAAGACATAGCTATTCAAGCACAAAAAAGAGGATTAGTAAGACCTGCTAAATATACTTTAGATAAAAATTTAGAACAAAAAATAAGAGCTAAAACTAGGATGAATGAATTAATTGATCCTGCGGAAATTGATGCAAGAATATTTTTTGAAAAAGATGGTATAGCAAATATTAAAGATGGTGTTTTAAGAGGACACGATTTTGGAGCATTCTTTCCTGATAAAATGGTTAGAAATTTAGGTTTAGATAAACCACAAGGAAGAGATAAATTAATTGAAGTATTTGGTGGTGGAGAAAAAGGTAAGAAAGCAGTTAGTAATATTGAAGAAGTTTTAAAAGTAGCAAGTGCTGTAAAAGAAGTAGACTATACTGATCCATCTAAGTTCGTACAAAGATCTTTAACTTTAAAAGCCGGAGCAGGAACTGCTATTACTACAAGTGCAACTGCTGCTGCTATTGGTTTTGGTTCTACATTTAAATTAATTTTAGGTGGTAGATTACTTGGAGAAATATTAGCTAATCCAAAACTAGCTGAAGATGTAATGGATATGAATAGATTTTTAAGAATAGGAACAGCACCTACAGGTAAAAAAGCAATTAGTTTAGAAGGATCGTTATATCCAAAAGCAAGGCAAACTTATGTACGATTTTTAAATAGTTTATTTGAATCAGCAGGAGATGACTTTAGAGTAGATCCAGATAAAATTGATTTTGAAGAAATAAGACAAAAAATAAATTCGCTAGATCCTAACGTTCCAATTACAGGTAAATATGATTTTGGATCAATGCCTAAATTTACTAGAGATAGAGTATATCCTGAATATGAAGCTGTTAAAAAATTAACTTCAGATCAAATAGCAAATGGAGAAAGAATGTTAGAGGGTTTTAATGTTGCAAGAATGAGTGCAGATAACTTTGATAAAGTTGCTAACTCTGTACCTAAACAACAAACACAACAAATGCCACAGGCTACTGGACAACCAAGAGCTCCTCAAGCTGGTTTTCAAGGATATCAATTACCACAATATCCAGGGGCTAGTTTTGCTGTAGATTATTCTGCATTATTTCCTCAAGATACATTAGGAGGAGCTATTTCTCAAAGACAACAAATGCAAGGATTTAATGAAGGTGGTTTAGTAGAATTAGTAACAAGTTATGAAACTGCTAATTTAATATTAGAAGATGCTGTAAAGGAATATCAAAATGCCTAAAGCTAAAAATACTCATGAAGAAGTACTGATATTACATGGACATATTCATGGTGTAAAAAGAGAAATAGATGTCATTAAAAACAATGACTTAAAGCATATGAAAGAAGATATAGATAGAATTGAAAAAACTATTGAAGGAATTAAAGAAAAAGTAGATAGACTCAACTGGTGGTTAGTACTTACTCTTGGAGGAATTGCTTTACAATTGTTCATTGTTCTTGTAGATAAGTTAAAGTGAAACTTATAGAAACAGAAAATTCATTTCAATTAACTGACTTTAAAGTAGTTAATAAACATTCATATAAAAAATATTCTAGAGCAGAAGATCCTACAACAGGACAAAGAATGTATGCTGTTGATGGAACAAAGCTTCCAAGCGTTACTACAATATTATCTGCAACCAAAGATAGATCTACACTAGATAATTGGATTAAAAGAGTAGGTCAAGAAGAAGCTGATAGAATTAAAAATGAAGCTTCTTCAATAGGTACAGAAATGCATACAGTTATTGAAAACTATATAGCTGGTGTTGGTTATTTAAATCTTACTGATAAGGGCGAGAAAGCACGTAAAATGGCCCATACAATCCTTAAAAACCAGTCAAAATTAAGCGAAGTTTGGGGTAGTGAGGTCAGTCTAGCCTATGAGGGTAAATACGCAGGAGCAACCGATTTAATAGGTATTTGGAACGATAAAACAGCTATATTAGACTGGAAACAAACAAATAAACCTAAACGTAAGGAATGGATTGAAGATTATTTTTTACAACTAGGAGCATATACTTTAGCTCACAGTAAAATGTATGAAAAAATTGAAACAGCAAAAGTATGTTTGTGTTCTAGAAATTATGAATATCAAGAATTCTTTTTAGATGAAAATGAATTAAAAAATTATCAAGAAAAATGGTGGGAAAGGTACACGAAGTACCTTTCCACCTTAGCTAACTATTCTTCAGAATCGTCTTCATCTTCAAAGTCATCGTCTGAATCAGAATCACATTCGTGATCTTCTAATTCAATAGCCTTATCCCTTAAAGTTATAAGATCTTCTTCGATTCTATCGATGATGTCTTGGATTGTTTCGTTTTTTGGTTTTTTTGCCATAAGTCTACCTCCGCAAGATTTATACGGTAATAAAAAAATGGGAGATAGACTTGTGCTGTTTAATTTTTATTTATAATTATCCTTATAAATTAAATATAATACTCCTATAAAACAAACAATAAAAAATATTGTAAGAGTAGTCATTACTTAATATCTATTTTAACGCCTTCAATTTCTTTAGGTTCATTAAAACCAAATTTAATTTTAAGTAATCCATCTTTCATTTCAGCTTCATCAACTATTACATCTTTAGCTAATTCAAACTGTTTGAAAAATTTTCTAAATGCTAGACCTTGTTTAACATAGTCTACATTTTTATCTTCTACTTTTCCTTCTACTGTTAAGATACCGTCTTTAACTTCTACAAGTATATTTTCTTTATTGTATCCAGCTAAACCGATTTCTAAACCGTATTTACCTTTTGAGTACTTTACTACGTTGTAGAATGGAAATGATTGTGCTTTTGACCACGTGTCAAAAATACTTTCAAAAGAATCATCAAAAAATTTTGTTGATCCGTTGAATAATTGTTTGCTTAAATTATTGAAAACTTCAATGTTTGTCATAATTATCTCCTTATTGTTAAGCAAGTTAATTAGCCCACCCCTATGGTGCAGCTATAGGTATTATATAGGTATAATTGTATTTATTTCAATAGGTCTTTAAGATCTTTATCACCCAATGTTTTAGCGGCTAATTTATCTTTTGTGTTTAAAACACTAAGAATTCTCTCATCAATTGTATCTTTACAAATAATATCAGTATATAAAACATTCTTAGTTTGTCCTATTCTGTGAGCCCTATCTTCTGATTGGCTTCTTACTTCTAAATTAAAACTATTAGAAAAATAAACTACATTTGTTGCTGCAGTTAAAGTTAAACCAAAACCTCCTGTGCTGGGATTTCCTACAAAAAACATACATTCCGGATCTGTTTGAAATCTTCTTACTGCTTCTGTTCTTTTAGAAGAATCAATAGCACCATAAATAGCTACAACAGATTTTTCTCCATACTTATCTTTTAAAAAATTAATAATAGATTCAAGACTATGAATATAAGTTGCCCAAATAATTATTTTACCATCTGCTTCATCTACAATATCTGACAATGCATGTAGTTTAGGATTTTTAAAATCTTTTATGACACCGTCATTTGTTTTAATAAAACCATTTGCAACTTGATGAAGTTTTACTATTTCAGTTAATTTATTACTATAAGAAATAGTTTTATCTTCTACTATTGCTAAGGCAATTTCTTTTAAAGATGCATATACTTTAGATTGATCTTCATTCATATCTACATATCTTCTTGTACGTAATTTTTTTGGAAGATCTAAACACTGACTTTTTTTAACACGATAAGAAAAATCTTTTAACTTAGTTTCTAATTCATCTAAATTAACATAATACTTCGGTATCTCAGCAAATTTTCCAGGGCCAACTTCTATTCTATGAGTGACACAATACCTGTTTCTAAATGTATAAAAGCTATTAAAACCAAGATGTTTTTCTCCTAAAAATAAACATTGAGTATATAAATCTAGTGGAGATTTAGTTACTGGAGAACCAGTTAATATTCTTCTATAAGTTGATAAAAGTTTTAATTTTAATATGTTTCTTGTTCTAATAGCTAGATGATTTTTAATTGTTGTTGATTCATCAATAACAGTTAAACATTTAGGATTATGACAAAGTAAGAATTTTTTAGCATATTCAAATCCTTTTTTTGTAGATAAAGCTTCAACATTCATTACAAGGATAGTTAAATCTTTATCCACTTTAAGACATTTATCTAATGTCTTTGGTTTATCAATATTCCACTTATAGATGTTATATTGAATATCATTACTTATATGTTTAGCAATTTCATCATATGCCCAAACTGTATAAACAGATTTAGGTGCAATAATTAAACAACCTGTAATTTGTTTGTGAATTCTTAATAATGCTATATTATCAATAGCAACCTTGGTTTTACCTGTTCCCATTTCCATAAAGAAAGCATAACTTTCTTTATCCCAAGATTTAGATAAACAATCCTTTTGATGTTCGTAAGGTTTTGTTTTAAAGTTAAACAAGTTCAACATATAAAAAATAATATAATAATTAACTGTTGACTTGTCAAATTAAATGTTTATATGTTGATTCGAAGGAGGTCATTATTATGAACCTAGAACAACTAACAACTATAAATGTAGACACAACAACTATTACAGAGATTTCACAACTTTGTAATAAATTAATCTCCCAAAGAAAAGCTGTTGAGTTAGCTGAATTGGCATTAAAAAATGCTGAAGCGGCTGAACGACATCTATCTGAAGAGGTTATACCTACTAAGATGCAAGAGGCAGGAATATCATCACTTACTTTAACTGATGGTTCTTCTGTCGAAGTATCGCCTTACTATTACGCAAAAATTTCTGAAGACAAAAAAGCGGATGCTTTTGATTGGCTAAGAAAAAATAATTTTGCGGATCTGATAAAAAATAATTTATCAGTTACTTTTAGTAAGGGTGAAGATTCAAGTGCGGTTCAATTAAAAGCTGAACTTGAAAAAAAAGGTCTTGTCGTAGATCAAAAAGAAGATATACACTGGCAAACTCTTAGAGGCTTTGTTAAAGAACAAGTCGAAAAGGGAAATGCAATACCAAGTGATTTATTCGGTTTGTATGTAGCGAACAGGACAAAAATAAAAACTAACAACTAAAAACTAACAACTATGAACGTAAAAGCACAAGCACAAGCGGTAGTTAAAAAAACTGCTGCACCTGCTCCAATGGATTTATCTAATCTAGAAAAATTTGCTGGGGCTGGGGCGGAAAATATTACATCTAAAGATGTATCTCTTCCGTTTTTAAAGATCATCACAAATACATCTGCCTATGTAACACCAGGAGATGCTAAATTTGTTGATGCTGCAAGACCTGGAATGGTAATTAATACCGTTCTAAATAAAATGTATGATGGTAAAACTGGATTCTTAGCGATTCCATGTTTTTACAAATTTGAATATGTAGAGTGGGCAGAAAGAGGTTCTAAAGATTCTTTAGCACCGATTGCTTCTTATCCTGCTGATTCAGATATCATGACAAAAACTACAAAAGGTGATGATAGAAAAGATAGATTACCAAATGGTAATTATATTGAACCTACTCATTATCATTTTATATTAACTGTAGGAGAGGATGAGCAACCAGGAGAAACTGCTGTAATAGTTATGAAGTCTACACAGGCTAAAAAGTCTAAGAAGTGGAACTCCATGATGTTGTCTCAAAGAAGAAAAGGTGAGAAGGGTTTCTTCCAACCACCAACATGGTCTCAAATTTATACATTGAGAACTGTCCTAGAAAAAAATAATTTAGGAAGCTGGTACGGCTGGGAAGTTGATCACGTGAAAGATATACCTAATGCAAATCTTATGAAAGCTGCACAAAGTTTTTATGATACTTGCAGAAAAGGTATGGCTAAAGTTAACCTATCTCAAGACGAAACTACAGAAACAGAAAAATCTCCATTCTAGTTTATTATGAATTCAATAGAATTTTTTAGTAAACTATTTGAAGGTTTAGATTCTGCTTACGGAACCTACGAGCTCAATGGAGCTCGTAGGACCGATGGTAAAGCGGAAGGAAAAGCTTTTACAAAGAAGGGTAAAGTTACTTTAGACTTATTTCAAAAACATTT